TTTTTAATATCGTAGGGTGTTATTTAACTGATAATTTAAGGATGAAGAAAATGAAAGTTTATATTTTAATTGCAATGATGATAGTTTCTTTTAATTCTAGTGCTGCTGATATTGGCAAGGATAAATATATGCACGTTGTAGCTACTACAGCAATAAGTACTGCGTTTAAATTTTACGGTTACAGTGAGACGGAATCGTTTTGGGGCGGTGTGATAGCGGGGGCGACAAAGGAGGCGGCAAGTTATGTTTTCTTGAACGTAAAGCCTGATTTGGGCGATATGGTAGCAAACACAATCGGCGCTTATATCGGTTCAAAATCAAACTTTAAATTTACAGTAGTAAGAACGCCATTTGAAACAAGAAAGTTAATTAGTTACACATGGAAATTCTAAATTATACCCGGTCTTATTTTTGCGCCGGGCATGTTTGTGATATAAATTTAACCTCTTCAGCGTTTAGGGTGTTATTTAAACCTGCATTATACCGAAAAACCAAATATTACCGAATTGCATCCCTATTTCACCACTACGATCACGTCCATCAAAATAAATCAACCCTGAAAAGTTCTTAACAACAGAAAATGACATTCTTGTATCTTCTGTACTTGTTGTAACAAAGCTACCGTCAATAACATCAGTGAAGTTTATTATAAACTGGTCATCAAGGGGGCTTTTCATTAAAGGTAAGTAAGGCTGCCCAACCGTACCGCCACCGCTATCGGGCATACAGATTACCGCTCTACCAGGGCAAAACGAATGCGGTACGGTTAGGTTACCGCCAGACAATGTTATTAAATCAGTGAATATCTTCCCCTGGTCTGGATCTGGTGTTACTTGCCAATCTGCGCCATTCCATAAAACCCTTGCTGATATTGTCTTGTCCACCGATGCCCTTATCTGCATCGCACCCAAACTTAACGATGCGCCGATTGACATACCGTGAGCCGGCGCTATTTGCTCGTCGGGGACGACTATCATGGTAAGTACTTTCGTGTACGTCTTTAAAAAGTTTATTGTCAGACCAATTCCTGTTATGTCTGTTGTTACAGGTACGGTATCAACAACGCCCAAAGGTTCATGATCGCCATCCTTTATCCACTCCCACAAACCAGGTTTTTTAGCCACTATCGTTCCTGTTGCAGCCGTTGCGCCTGAAGAATCCACCACGACAGTATAATTATCAACATCAACAACCGTTTGTATCTGGAATGTACCAAGAAATTTAAAATCCGATGCGCCAGAAATATATATATAGTCACCAGTTGAATAGTCATGCGCCACTTGGTTTACCGTGCCAACTGTACCTGATGAGGTAAATGATAATACATCTTGATCTAGTTGTGCTCGAATAGTCCCTGAAATTATTTCTATCTGCTTCCCTCTGATCTCAGGACTAAAAACATAACCTGAATAAATACCATTATTTATTTGTATTCCGTTGAGATCTTCAAGTGTTGCCGTGCCTACTAGCTGACTATCACCGTTGAATACACACGTTAAATTACTTATTGTTACAGGCGTATTTATTACATACCCACTTACACCAAAAGGAAAATCTAACTGGTTAATATTACCTTTGGCTGCTGCGGCGCTAACTAAGCTTGCTATATCCGTAGTTCCGTCTGCAAATCCACCAAGTTGGTTTATGTTTTTAACATCCCTTATAGATAATGCTAGACTAGCAATACCAGTGCACTGCACAAAGAATATCCCATCTATCACCACGCTGGACGCTAGAACAACGCTCCAATCTCCGCCCCCTCCCTTGTCTGTCTCCCTTTCTTTTATTTTTAAGGTGTCACCGTCTGCAATATCATTACTAGCTATCGCAATTGCTAGCGTATCTATATTTCTAACAAATGCGTTGTCGGTAACTGTGGCAAATTCAAATATTGGCTCTAAACCAAATATTTGATTATCGTCTTTATCAGTTAATGTGACTAAATAATCCCCAGTTATATAAATAGCTTGAAACAAGCCTACGGCGTTTGCTATTACAGGATTTGAATTTGCAACTGTGGCGGCTTTCGTTGTATACGTGTCTTTATTCGTCGCGCCATCCAGTTCAAAAAATTCAAGTTTAGCGCCATCTGGCGGTTTTACTCCGCTACCAACATCGGTCCTCGGCATTACAAACAGTGAAGTCATTTAATCACCCTCTTTATCTAGTTCTCTTATTTCTAAAAACGCCAATGTTTTCGCAGCCTTTGTAAGTTGCGTCCTATTCATTGACGGGCTATCTTTTTTAAGTCTGTTTATTTTAGTGTTAACTATTCCGTCCAGAGTTTTCTTTCTTGCTGCTATATCTCTGCCTTTTCTCGCAGTCTCAGCAACTAAGGAACCAACATTGAATTGTCCAAAACCCGCGAAATTGCCCAGCCTTTCAGTTATATTTAAAAATTTGTTAAATGTTCCGCTAGGGTTTGTTGTTCCTGGTGGTGGTATTGTGGCATCACCAATTACTTTTTGGAGAGTTTTTAGTTCGTTAAACCCCTCTTTTCCTAAAACCTCCATTAATGCCTCTGGTTTTATTTTTTTCATAGCAGAGTTCAACCTAAAACCTGAAATTTCCAGAGTATCTTTGTTTATGGCTTGACCTAATATATCTCCAACCATTTCAGACTGTATAGATTTCCATGCGGTTTTGGTTTGTTCTGTAGGGCTTTGTAATAGTATTGACTTTATTTTTCTTATGTTTGTTACAGCGCCCTGACTTTTAACTATTTTATTTATTACTATTTCTGGATCAACCTTTGGTGTGCTTGTTCCTCTCTTGAAGCTCGTCAAGTCCTCTATTATATCCTTGGCTCCAAAGGTTTCTATTTGCTCCCTTGCTGCACCCCTAGCCTCTTTAAATGCGTCTGTTCTTCCGCCTTTTACGCCCTGATCAATAACTGTCGCTATTTGCTTGTCTAATTCACTAACAACAGCTTTGGCGCTTCCTGTTTGATCTGCGCCCACAGCCTTGTTCAAAGCCTTTCTGAATTCTTCCGCATTATTCAAGGTTAGTGGGGTAACATCGCCTGTTATCGTGATCGCCTGATCTCCGTCCATAACCTTAAATTTGTTTCTAGTCGATTGCTCCACACTATCCCCGATTAACCCGAATTTAGCCAAAGCGGTGTTTATTGACTTTTCAACTTCTGGCGTTATTGGCCTGTTTACTATTATGTCGTCAGCTATTTCAACTATGCTCGGGTTATTTAATGGTAAGGCTTCACCTGCTGTATCACCGGCTAAAGTATAAAGCTCTGAAACTTCTTTGCGACCAAGCTCTTTTCTTTCAAGTAACACATTTTGTACAAGCTCACCTTTACCTCTTGCGGTATCTGTTACCGTTTCCCCTGTGGCCTCTGCAAACCTAGATGAACCACCGAATTTTTCCGTAAACTTGGTTGCCGCTTCCTTTAACTGATCTTGTTGTGAAGTTGCAAAGGATCGCGCCTGTTCACCTTCAGGGGAAACAGATTTTAATAATGTTTGTTCCGCTTCTGATGGGGCGAACTTTTGCGAAGCTTGCGCCCTTGTTAGTTGTACGCCTTGGGACTCAGCTTGTCTGATTCTGTTTAATGCTTCAGGCGTTAAGTCTTCCTGTGATATTTGTTGCTTTAATGTCTCTGATGGCTTCAACTCGTCCTTGCTGAGGTTGCTTTTGGTTCGCTTTGGTTCAAAAGATTTCAATAATTTGTCCGGGTCGATATTTGCATCTTTGCGTAAAACGTCTTTTATATTTCTACCTGTGGCTTTTGCAACGTCAAAAGCTTTATCTAAAACGCCGGCTGTCACCGTATCAATAGCAACTTGGGATGCGTCAAACTCACCACCAGATAAAGCCTGCAATGCTTCAATACCTGCACTGGTTGCACCTGCTCCCGCTGCAACCTTTTTGGCTCCTGTCAACCTACCAGCGGGTGTAAATGCCGCCGCTATACCAAGACCTTGCATAATATCAATATTGCTTATTCCTGGCTTATTCAATACAACCTGTGCGCCTGTCTCGTTATTAGTTGCAAAAAAGTTTCCTTTTTCATCCTGGGTAACCCCGACATTTTTGAAGTTACTCCTTAGTATCTCGCCCATTTCAAACGGATCAGTAGCAGTAAGTAGCGAGGGTGTGATCTCGGCTACTCTTGCTTTATCCTCTCCGAACAGTAAGCCGCCCCGCCCTATTTCAGGTAAATTTTTTGTGGCTTCTGTTTCCCTTTCTGAGCCGGTAAAAAATTCCCCAATACTTGATAGGATTCCGGGATCTTCTTTTATTTCTGGTTTTGCTGCTTGTGCTGTGACGTTATTATCTGAAGGGATCAACCCTCTCTTTACTGCTTCATCAAATTGTGTTTTTTTGTCACCAGACAAAAGGCCCCTTTTATTGGCCTCTTTTAGCATTTCGAATTTTGTTGGCATTATAACCCCAGCGCTTTTTTAATATCTTCATCTGACATGTCTGAAATGTCACCTGTGAATACTTGAGGGTTATCAAATTGCACTTTAAAAACACCCTTTGACTGATTTTTAAGGTTTTCAAAGGCTCTTTTTCTACCCGCTGCTTTTTGCTTTAACACACCTGGTTTATCGCCAACTTGAGGGAAGAATTTTTTATCTTCGTTTATGAATTCGTCCTTGCCAATGGCTGCGCCTGACTCTTTACGGAGTACCGCTGTTATAAAATCCCTTTTAGCTTGCGAGTATCTTTGCTGATCATCCGATAACACTATATTTCCACCTGGTACAGCGCCAAAGAAAGCCGCCTGTATTGAGGTTGGATCGAATCCTTCTATTGATTCAATTTCGTCAAGGTTCGCATTTGCCGCATTTACCCTATTGGCAAAACCTGCGGCGGCTAGTTGCCCTTCATTTGCGCTTTTTAATATCTGTTGATCGGTTGGCTTTAATGATGGATCTGTTGCTGCCCTTTGGTTTAATTCTTTAGCTCTTGCGAATCCTTCTTTACTATTAGGTTCTATACCTTCGGCTTGTACTTTTTGTTGTAATGGACTTAATTTTTGTGATGGTTTAATCTTTCCTAAGCGCACACCCATTTGAACCGCTCCGTCTATTAGCGCATTGGCTTGTTTTGAGTTACCTGACTCATAAAGGGCTATGATTTCATCTGTATCACCTGTTTTTATATTTTTACTTGCTAATTCAGATCTTCTATTTTTTAAAAAGCTTAACTTGCTTTCATCGTCAGGTAATATGCTTGCTTGTAATGCTCCAAGCATAACGGATTCAATCCTACTTTCCTCTTCAGCTTTAGAGTTTTGAGATTGACCAGAGTTAAACTTTTGTATTTGCGTTGCTCGTTCTGGATCTAAACCCGCTAAACGAGATAATGAGGACTGATCCCCACCTGCCGCGCTTCGGCTTAATTGGTTTATCTGTGGTTGCTGTAGCTTTTGGTGTAGATCGACACCCCTACCTATAGCGCCGGACATATTAGGAACTAATTGAAATTGGTTTGCAGTAACTAACCCGTTAGACATAATTAAACCTTAAAAATAAATAAATTAACTTAATGCGGCCGTGCCAAGCTCTAAAAATTGTTGAAACTGTTGGGCATTAGCTTGCTGTGAGCCTAGTATACCAGAGGCGCGAGCCTGACCTTGTGTCTGTAATAAATTCGATATATTATCCGCCTTTCTTTGTCCGAAACTTCCCGTCCTAGCCGCTGTATTTATAGCGCCAGAACCGATATTAGTCGCAGCATCTTGACCAGAGCGTCTTAAATCGCTTAACCTTGAAAATTCATTGCCAAAATCTTGAGCGGCAAGATCTACGCCTTGTTGATTTAATGCGGTCAACACATTTCCGCCAAAGTTACCACCAACTGAACTCGCACTCCTTAACAAATTCTTTCTAGCTCTATCACGTAAAAATTGTTGACCGGGTGAGTTTCCAAAAGAATCAAACGCCTTTTCTTGATCTTCTTTACCACCAAACCCTAGCAATGACCGTTGCCGATTAAGAGCATCAACACCAGCGGTTGAAAATGGTGATAGTTCATCCCTGTTCACTTGCTCCGCCCTTGACAAATCCTCCCTTGTAAGGTCGAATTGCCTCCCTTGCTCTGTTATTCCTGCCTGTGCTGCGTCAGCTTGTATTTTTGCTGCTTTTTCTGCTGCCTTTTCTGCTGAATCGTCAAAGGTCCGTCCAAGTAAAGCGCCTTTTGTGCTGCCGAACACTTTTTTTACTGCGCTTTCCAGAAAACTCATAACATTCCCCTTATCTCTTTTCTTGTTAAACCTAAAAGCCATTGATCGTGTGTTTTACCATTTTTGGTAAAGCTCATTCTATTTACACCTTCATCCTTGAACCCTACGTTTTTTGCAAGGTTGTAGACTATCCTTCTAGTTTTAGGTATGGATATATTAACCTTTTGCATCTCGCCGCCCATCTTAACAAGCCACTTGAAAAGCTCAATGATCATACGCCTAGAGTGCGACCTATAACCACTTAGTAAGCAAGGGTGTATCTTAACAGATGTTTTGTTTTCGTAATGTACCGAAATAACACCGACAGTAACATTTTCAACTTCGCATATTAGCCAATATGCTGTGGCGCTTGTTTCCGGGTAAAAGTCGTTAAGACTTACCGAATCTTCCACCGAATGTTCCCATATTTCAGGCTTGGTTATTATATTTCTAACCAATATCATATCGTTAGTAAGCGCCACTTTTATCATGTAAATTCTATCCCACTCGCACGAACTGCAATAGTTAATGTTGTTGATGCTAATACCTCTATTGTACCACCTGGGGGGATCAAATGGTTAATTATCGCTACAGGCTCATCGTCCTCGTTAGCTATAAGGCTTTTAGCTTTAACTAGTACGTTGGTGGAATCGGCACTACCACCACTAGGAACAACGTGTAAAGTGTATGTTTCTGTCCCTGCGGAAGAGTTTGTTGCAGTAAATGCCACAACCCTAGTACCAGCGCCGTTCACTGGTGAGGTGTACAGCGCAACCGCTGAAGCAGTAAGTTGAACCCCGTTTATTAATGTTTCGTTTTTTGCTGCCATTGTATTTATCCTATTAGTGTATTTTCTAAAGCTTTGATTCTTTTTAGCACTTCGCCATTAACTGTGTTTATCTCGGTACTTTCTAGATTTTCAATTCTTTTTAGTAATTCTGGGTTTGCTGCTGGCGTTATTGAGTTTTCTAACTGCTCAATTCTGCGTAATATACTGTTATCAGTAAAGTTCGGTATTAACTCTTGCGCTTCATGCTTTCTGGTGACACTGGCCAACTCTGAAATCTCTAGCACTTCCACACGTTCAATTATACTCTTAGAGAGTTTTATCGCAATATTTGAATTGTCAAGAGTTATCGAGTTCTCTAATTCCTCTATTCTTTCAATCAACGCCTTTATCAATTTTAACGCTAACCCTGAACTGTCCGCTAAAGTTGTATTTTCTAACTCTTCGATTCTTTTTAGCAACCCTTTAACATTTGTTATCTGCCTGATAGATGCGGGATCCGCCTCTGTTAATTCTGTTGACTCATTTGTCTGTGCTGTGTTTTCCTCTAAATATATAGCAGTCCTAAGATCAAGTATTCCATCTTTCGTTATTGGCTGATCGCGCCTTGGTGGTACTAATCTATTTGCCATTACTTAGATCCAACCTCTGCATTAGATGCTAACTTCATAAAATTAGCATCAACTGGATCAGTCACGGTAAAGCTCATCATTCTTGATACGGGGATTCTTCCTTGCTGCCTCCATATGGTTCTATGATTGTATTCGCCTATCCTGCCTATTTTTCTTTTAAAATTACCAAAAAATGACCTTCCGCCGTTATCTGATATTGACATTCTAACGGTTGGAACTGATCCGTTACCAGTAGTTAATCCAACGCCAGACTCAAAGGTCGCTTCTACTTCACCGACAAATAAAGGCGTCCCATCCTGACTAAATGGCTGTGTTACCGCATGTCTAAATATATTAGTGCCGTAATAAGATAATGTCTTTTTGTCCAACTCACCAATAAGCCCAGTATTCAAATCGCTAACAAGTAGCTTACCGTAAATACTCATTATTGTTGCAACTTGGAATTTATTATCCTCAAACCCTGATTGAAATTCAAACCACACTTTCATACCTGATAATGCGGAGGCTGTAGCGTTATACACAAATGTTTTTGAAGGTATCCTTACAGATTCAAACGTAAACAAGGCTAAGGTTTGCCCCCTTTCTGTGTATGTCATTGAAAATGATTTTTCTATCTCTTCTCTTGTGAATTCCTGTATAGAATCATCAACCGCATCAGTTGAGATCTTTTGCGCGCTTGCACTGCCAACGACTTTCCATATAGAAGAAAGTTCATTTTTATCACCACCAACAAAACAAAATGAATTGTCAAATTGTAAAAGCGAGTGTTTAGCATGGCAACCTTTTTGTATATTGGCCCCTTGTATCCTTTGGAAAACAAAACCACTGCCGCCGATGTTTTGAAATAACTCTATGGTGTCCCTGTTTAAAACAAATAACTCGTTATGGTTGACATGAAGCGCGACAATAGGATCGGGGCTTATTTCTGATGCGCCAAAATCTAAGGCGTCAAAATCTAAAGGATCGTTTAGTTCGCTATGAAAAAACACTTCACCACCTGTCGCACTAAATACGAAAAATGTATCTTTAAATACAACAGTGTCAGATGTAATAAAGTCTGGATCAGTTATTTTAGAAAGTGTATTTGTTTTGTTATCAAAAACATAAGCACTATTACCTGGTATGACTATGACCAAATGCCTCTTACTTACTGCTGTTGACACTCTACCTACACCGGGTATAGCCCCATGATTAGTTATTGCGCCAGTCGATGAGGTCGATATTAAACTATTACCGTTTATGTAAAATGCAACACCGTTCAGGTTTTCGCTACCCCTTCCCTTTGATACCAAGGTGTTTGTAAACTCTTTTATTCCTCTAGGCTGCATTAGCATAGCCGTGTTAAGTGCTGGACCTTCAGCCACAACAGGTATCCAATTAATGCACCTTTGAGACGAAAACGGCGCGCTAGGGGACTGATAGAATGTAATTGGTATTGGTATATTAGTTCTTGGCATCAGTTAAAATCCGGTTGAATGAATAAGCTGGTCATTTCTTCATCCCAGCCTAAAATATCATCAAGTAAGGATGCGGCTTTAGCGTTTATTTTTTGCATCTTCGCGGGTGTCACATCGTAATCATCAGCTAAAATATCAGCTAAATTATAGATTATTGGTAATAACCATTCTTGAGGAAAGTCTAAGTTATCCGTATCGGTTGTGACATCCTCAAGCTGCCTTTCAAAAGTGTACCGTATAAAATCGTTTACACTGTTTGCAGTTTGCCATACATAAACACGGCCATTATTTAGTTGTGGTGAGTAATACGCATTTACAACAGTACCTTTCGATGATTTATTTATCTGGTTAAAATATTCCTCTCTACTCCATGTAATAACAGGTATTTCATTATCATTGGCAAAGGTTTTTCTTCTAAATGACAATATTCTTTGTGGCCTTGATACTAAAGTGGTAAACGTGAAAGCCGTACTGCCTAATTTAGACGCTGACGGTATACCTGCTGTAAGCGTAATTTGAATTGAACTATCAACAGTTAATATCGTTGTCCAGTGGCGTGTATTATTATCTAACTCTATGCCTACACTATCACCAGCGACCATACCGGCAGTGGAAACTAATTGGAATACTGTATCTGTGGAAACTTTAGCTAATAATGTTGTTGTTCCGATAAAATCATCTAATTGACAAGCTTCATCACCAGTAGCGCCAACAAGGTAATCACTTTTGCCAGCATCTAAGAACAAGACAGCTTCGTCTTTAGTCCATAAGTGCAAGCCCTGTGCTGCCCAGTTTTTAATTAACAAATTAAGGCTGTCAATACCGTCTTGAAATTCGTGTGGTTCTAGTTCTTGCTCGCCTATCTTAACGCCAAGCTTTGAAAATGCTTTTGTTACGACATCAACGGTCGGCATTGTATAAGTTATAGTTCCGCTAGTAGCCATTTATAAATCGTCCTGTGTTATTTGGTCAGGGAATAAGTCAACAGGTCGTAACCTAACGTTTTTTACTGTTTGGTCGTCCTTTCTAGGACGTATTTTTAACTGGGGGTGCGCTGGATTCCATTCAGACCTATGAACCAAAAGCCCAGCTTGATCCCCGGTCAACTTCATCATTTCAGAAGCCGGGTATTTAAAACCTGATATATCACTAATAACCCAGTGATCACCTGCCTTGGGATTTGTTTTCACAGTTAAGCCCTGCCATCTACAATCGCGTTTACGGCTGTAATTGTCGTTGCATCGCGAATATCAATTATCAATTCACTCTCTTCATCTTTTATGTATCTGTAACGTGATAAACCATCATTAACAAATAAGTCATAAGCCGCTTGATCTGCAATGGCTAACACACCATCTTGATCACTGTTTTGTATTTTATATGGAAATCCACCGAATACTTGAATACCAATATAATTGCTGCGATTATCCAAAACCAATGGGAATGACATGGATAAATGCGTGAAACCAGCGCTTATCAACTGTACCGTTTTTATTCTAACATCACTTAGCTTTGCTTCTTTAGCGAATGCAAGCTGACCACCTAACACAAAACTATCAATCGTTGTTTCCTCGGCTGGGGTAAATGTACCGATTATTGTCATTTGATCGCCAGTGTAATTAACACCGTCATTAGTTATTGGTTCATCGTCAATTTGTTGCTGCATATACTTGATACTTGTATCTGTCGCAGTTA